CCCTTTCAGAGATTTAATTGTGCCCTAGGCTTTGCGACCCGTGATACCGTAGAAACACGAGTATCACGCAGGTAGCAACCAATGCTTACGCCCACCCAAGAGCTGTTCTTCAAAGCCACATTGCGCGGCGAAAAACCCGAGCAGGCCGCCATTTCCGCGGGTTTGAAGTCGCCCAAGCCATCAGGCTTTCGTATGCGCAAACACCCCGCAATCGTGGCCGCACTGGCAGCGGTAGGTATTTCGACCTCCGGCATAAAGCCGACTAAACCCGGTTCAACTGAATCCGCTTCTGAGGAAGACGCGGCGGCAGAGTTAGCCACGATCGAGATCCCAGAAACCGAAGACCCGAAGGTTTTCCTAACCGCGCTGATGAACTGTCCGAAAGCTGGCGTAAAGGCCCGCCTCGAAGCGGCGAAAGCGCTGCTGCCCTTTGAGCATTCGAAGATCGGCGAGAAGGGCAAGAAGGCGACGAAGGCGGAAGGTGCAGCGGCTGCAGCGGCAGAAGGGAACAAGTTCGGCGCCCGAGCAGCGCCCGCATTGAAAGCGGTGCCTAAATGATCCCAACTTGGACGACACGATGCCCAGACTGGGAAGACCGGATCATCAAAGGCGAAAGCCTTATTCCGTTCGCCCCGCTGTTTCCCGATTCGGCCGCCGCTGCGCTGCAGGTCTTGCACCTGCTCCGAATTGTCGATGCTCCAGGGAGCCCAACTATCGGCGAGTCCTGCGAACCCTGGACGGATGACTTAGCCGGCGCGATCTTCGGCGCGTATAACCCGGATAACGGCGTACAGATGATCAAGGAGTTTTTCTTGCTCATCGCCAAGAAGAACTCAAAGTCAACCTTTGCTGCGGCGATCATGCTGACGGTGCTGATCCAGAACTGGAGGCAATCAGCCGAGTTCATCATCCTGGCTCCGACCAAGGAAGTGGCCGATAACGCCTTCGCCCCCGCACGCGACATGGTGAAGGCCGATCCTGAACTTGAAGCGATGATGCAGGTTCAGGACCACTTACGGACTATCACGCACCTCGGTACGGGCGCCACGCTAAAAGTGGTCGCGGCTGACACCAACACCGTAGGCGGCAAGAAAGCGGCAGTGGTGCTGATCGATGAGATCCACCTATTCGGTAAAAACCCGAACGCAGAGAAAATGTTGCTTGAAGCGACCGGTGGCCTTGCCTCCCGGCCTGAGGGTTTCATCCTCTACTTGACCACGCAGTCAGACGAGCCTCCGGCCGGCGTATTCCGTTCCAAGCTGATGTATGCCCGTAAGGTGCGCGACGGAGAGATCGTTGACCCGCAGTTCCTTCCAGTGCTCTACGAGTACCCGGCGGCGATGATTGAGAACAAGGATTACTTGAACCCGGAGAATTTCTATATCTCCAACCCTAACCTGGGTCGATCGACAAGCGTTGAGTACATCGCCAGGAAGTTGAAGCAAGCGCAGGAGACCGGCGAGCCAGAGACGCTGAACGTACTTGCAAAATATCTGAACGTTGAAATTGGATTGGCCCTGCGCACCGACCGATGGGCTGGCGCCGACTACTGGCAGGAGCAGAGCTGCACCCTGGTGACGCTCGACTATTTGCTAGAACGCTGTGAGGTGATCGACGTAGGCATAGACGGCGGCGGCTTGGACGACTTGCTCGGCTTGGCGTTGGTAGGACGTGATAAAGACACAGGAGACTGGCTAGCGTGGGTAAGGGCGTGGGCCCACCCCTCAGCGCTGAAACGCAACCTGCAGGAAGCGGCCCGGTTCGAGGACTTTGCACGGCACGGCGATCTAGTGATCGTCAAACGTATCGGCGAAGACGTTACGGAAGTTTGCGATATCGTGGAATGCGTTTACGATTCAGGACTACTCGATAAGATCGGCGTCGACCCCGTTGGCATTGGCGCCATCTTCGATGAACTGGTAGCGCGCGGCATCCCAGAAGATAAGATCGTCGGTATCAGCCAGGGATGGAAATTGGGTGGCGCTATCAAGACCACTGAACGCCGCCTAGCCGAAGGGAAGTTGAAGCATGCAGAGCAACCGCTGATGTCGTGGTGCGTCTCCAACTGCCGCGTAGAGCCTCGAGCAAACTCAATCCTGATCACGAAGCAAGCTTCTGGCTCAGCCAAGATTGACCCGGTGATGGCACTGTTCAACGCTGTGTCGCTGATGGCTCTTAACCCGGCAGCCGCGCATAAGAAACACCAAATGTTTGTCTTGGGCTAGTAGGTGGGTTAAAGTGCGCGTAATTTACCGGAGCTGTATACATGAACAGAGCCTATAGCACCTTCGAGATTAAGGCGGTAACGGAGGGGGAAACCCGTACCATTACAGGTATCGCCACAAGCCCGCAGACGGACCGCGTAGGCGATATCGTGGAGCCGCTCGGAGTACAGTTTAAAAACCCTATGCCGTTGCTCATGCATCACGAGCACGATGAGCCGGTAGGCTTGGCAGAGTTTGGGAAGCCAACCGCAAAGGGCGTTCCTTTCACTGCGACTTTCCCTATGATCATGGAAGATGGCGAACTGAAAGGTCGTATTGAGGAGGCATGGCAGTCTGTAAAAGCCGGCCTGATTCGTGCCGTGTCTATTGGTTTCCGCGCTCTTGAATCCGAGAACATCGCGGGAACTTGGGGCACTCGCTACCTCCAGACGGAAGTATTTGAGCTGTCGCTTGTGACAATTCCATGCAACACTGATGCCACTATCCAAACTATCAAGTCCTTCGACCATGGTGCCCCGGCCGCGTCCGGCAAATCGGCGCACACAGTGGTACGACTCGGTAAACCCGCCGGCGCTTCGGCACCCGTTGTAAAGCAAACCCCTAAAGTTCCGAAGCCCCTGGAGGGCAACATGAAAACCATCGCAGAACAAATTCAGGAATTCGAGGCTACCCTCGTTTCCAAGTCGGCCGAAATGTCGAGCATCATGGACAAAGCGTCCGAAGACGGCACCACCTTAGACGCTGAGCAGTCCGAAGTTTTTGACACCCTGGAAGCTGAAGTCGGCGCAGTGAACAAGCACATCGTCCGTCTGAAAGGTATGCAAGCTACTCAGGCCAAATCGGCCAAGCCAGTCGACGGCAGCGAAAACCGCATCCGCACCGTGGAAAACACCGGTCTGTCGGTACGCGTGAAGAACACGCAGAAACTGGAACCGGGTATCGCCTTCGCTCGTGCTGCCAAGTGCCTCGCACTGGGCCATCTAGAACACCGCAACGCTATCGAGATCGCTAAGTCGCTGTACGATGGCCAAGAAGGCGTGATTGACGCTACTCAGCGCCTCGTTACCAAGTCTGCAGTTGCCGCTGGCACCACTACCCAAACCACTTGGGCAGCCCCGCTGGTCGGTGAAGAAACCAGCGTATTCGCTGACTTCGTTGCTTTCCTGCGTCCCCAGACCATCCTCGGCCGTTTCGGCCAAGCTGGCGTGCCTTCCCTGCGCCGTGTGCCTTTCCGCACTGCGTTGATCGGGCAAACCTCCGGCGGCGACGGCTACTGGGTAGGTGAAGGTCAGGCTAAACCGCTGACCAAAATGGACTTCAGCCGCACCACCATCGAGCCACTGAAGGTCGCGAACATCGCCGTGGCGACCATGGAACTGATCCGCGATTCCAATCCTGCCGCCGACGGCTTGATCCGCGACACCCTGGCCGCTGCGCTGCGTGAACGTCTCGATATCGACTTCATCAACCCTGCTAAAGCTGCGGTATCCGGTGTTTCTCCGGCATCGATCTTGAACGGTGTAGCTGGCATCGCATCTAGCGGTGATACCGCCGATGACGTTCGTACTGACGTTAAAGCGCTCTTCACCGCTTTCATCCAGGCGAACAACGCGCCGACTTCAGGCGTTTGGCTGATGTCCTCGGTAACAGCATTGGCTTTGGGGTTGATGATGAACCCACTGGGGCAGACCGAGTTCCCTGGCATCGGTATGATGGGTGGTACTTTCTTCGGCTTGCCGGTGATCGTATCCGAGTACATGCCTACTGATTCTTCGGGCGGCATCGTAGCCCTGGTAAACGCGAGCGACATCTACGAAGCAGACGAAGGCGGCATCGACTTGTCGATGTCCACTGAAGCGTCCCTGCAGATGGATAACGCGCCGGATAACCCAAGCACCGCGTCGACAGTAATGGTCAGCCTGTGGCAGCGCAACTTGGTAGGCTTCCGCGCCGAGCGCACTATCAACTGGGCTCGCCGTCGTGCTTCGGCCGTCGCGTACCTGACCGGTGTAAGCTGGGGCGCGTAACGCCTAGCGGTAAGTAGGAAAGGCCCTTCGGGGCCTTTTCTTTGAGTAATTTTCGGAAACCCGTATACTCAGTATAAATTTGAGGGTCTTGGCATGTCTAAAGTTGAATTCATCTATGTCAAAGGTGGGAAAAAAGTCCTGATGGCCCGCCGCTATGCGGAAACTCTTCGCAAATTGGGCCACGGTTCCTATGCTACCGAAGCAGCTCCAGCAGTGAAGGTTGAAGATGAAGGTCCGCTGGTTTCCAAAGAGATCGCCGCTTTCGCAGAAGAATTCAAAGTCGACCTGGCCGCCGTTGTCGGCACGGGTAAAGATGGCCGTATCAAGAAGTCTGACGTGGAAGTCGTTATCTCCTCGCGGGATCTTGTCTAATGAGAATCCTCGGCTTTGACATTAGTCGTAAGGCGCCTACGGTAGAGAAGACGCTATCGAATGTGCCCGTCGGCCAAGGTTGGTGGCCGATTGTGCGAGAATCCTTCACTGGAGCTTGGCAGCGTAACAAGGAAGAGAAGCTGGAGAGCCTGCTGAACTACCCGGCCCTCTACGCCTGCATTTCCCGTATCGCTACTGATATCGGGAAGATCCCTTTTTCACTGAAGCAAAAGGACGCAAACGGCGTTTGGTCGGAGACCGAAAGCCCCGCCTTCTCTCCGGTGCTACGCAAGCCGAATCACTACCAGACCGGCCAGCAGTTCCGCGAACGATGGGCGCTGTCGCGCATCACGCAGGGGAATACCTACGTTCTGAAAGAGAGGGACAACCGCGGCGTAGTCGTGGCCCTGTACGTTCTTGATCCGTACCGAGTTATGCCGCTCGTTTCCGAGAGCGGTGAAGTTTTCTACCAACTAAACAACGACTATTTGAACATGGTCCCGAACGAATACGACGGGACGATTGTGCCGGCGTCGGAGATCATCCACGATCGTTGCATCTGTCCGTTCCACCCACTGATCGGTCTACCGCCCATCGCGGCTGCGTATCTGCCAGCGCTGAAGAACATGCGTATCCTGCGATCCTCGTCCGAGTTCTTCGGGAACAACGCACAGCCCTCTGGCATTCTTTCGGCTCCCGGCGCGATTAGCGATGAATCGGCTAAGCGTTTGTCGGAGCATTGGAACACGAATTTCACCGGGGAAAACTCCGGCAAGGTCGCTGTAGTCGGCGATGGTCTGCAGTTTGTGACCCTGGCGTCGAAGTCAGTCGATTCACAGATGGTTGAGCAACTGCGCTACTCCGATGAGCAGATTTGCCAGCCGTTCGGCATTCCACCATTCAAGATTGGCCTAGGCACTATCCCCTCCGGCTTGGGCGTGGACGCAATCAACCAACTCTATTTCGACGATGCTCTACAGGCGCCTATGCAGGCTATGGAGACGCTGTTAACCGAAGGGCTTAACGCTGCTCCCTATAAGATCGATCTCGACGAGAGCGTGCTCATGCGCATGGACTCCGGCAAGAAAGCCGCGTACCACCGCGACCTAGTGGACGGCAGTATCGAAACGATCAATGACGCGCGCATTGAGTTCAACTTGAAACCCCTCCAGGGCGGCGATACGGTTTACATGCAGCAGCAGGACTTCCCGCTTAATGAGGTCCGTAATAACAAGCTGCCAAGTAACACTCCAGCCGCGCAACCTGCAGTATCGGCTCCCGTAGATCCTACGCCGGTAGTCGATCCCCAAACACAAAAGGCTCTCGCCGAACTGTTCCTGCTTAAAACAGTTCAGGCCGCGCGAACTGAGGCTATGCAATGATTGATCCTGAAGAGTTCGGCAAAGCGATGGGCGCCATCGTGAAGGAAGCAACAGCGCCCCTGTTGCTCCGAATCGGCCAGTTGGAAAAGCAGCTAGGCGCTATCAACGTGCCATCGGCGGTTGACGCTGCGGCACTGATTGATCTGGAAACCCTGGCTAAGTCCGCTGCCGCACTTGTTCCTAAAGCCGAGAATGGAACTTCGGTGACGGTCGACGACGTGCGCCCCCTAGTCGATGAATTAATCGCTAAAGCCGTAGCCGCGCTACCGGCCGCCGAGAAAGGCAAAGACGCTGACATGGAAGCTCTGCGGGCTCACGTTGGCGAACTGGTCAAAGGCATCCAGCCGCCCGCGCCACTTCCGGTTCCCTCTGTTGGAGAAATCGCGGGAACCTTCGAGCGACGTTTCTCCGACTTGACCCTCGCCTGGGAACGCCAAGCGCGCGACACGTTCGAGAAAGCGGCCGACCGCATGCCGAAACCGAAAGACGGCCGCGATGCACTGAACCTGGAAGACTTCGATCTAACCCTGGCCGACGACGGGCGAACCGTTACTGTCAAGATGCAGGCCGGTGAAACCTTTATTGAGAAGTCGGTGAAGATCGCCGCGGTAATCGACAAAGGGATCTTTAAGCACGAAGGGACTTTCGAGAAAGGCGACGGCGTATCCTACGGCGGCAGCTTCTGGATAGCGAAGTGTGATGCCCCTAAAGGCGTACCGGGTAGCGGCGAGACTGATTGGCGCTGCGCTGTCAAAGCCGGCCGCCCAGGTAAAGACCTGCGCGAGAATGCGAGCACGATAGATCCCACTAAAGGGGTATCAATCAAATGATGTACGTCACCCTGGAGCGCGGTAAGCAGCACTTGAATATGGATCACGACCAAGATGACGCGCTAATCACAGCGTACATAGGCGCCGCATCCGGCGCGGTCAAGAATTACCTTAAATCTGCATCTGCTTACGAAGTAGAGCGAGACAGCAACGATGATCCTATTCTAGACAGTTCGGGCGACCCGACCTACGCGCTCGACAGCTCGGGCGATAAGGTCGTGAAGTATGAAGTCCAAGCGGCTACATTGCTGCAGCTTGGCTTCCTCTATAAAGACCGAGATGAGAACGCGAGCAACGCCTACGACGTCGGTTATCTGCCACGTCCGGTAACCGCTCTGCTGTACCCATTGCGCATACCGGCCTGCCGATGAGCCGCGCCGGCCAGTACCGCCATCGAGTGGACATCCAAGACTGGACTGAGGTCCGCGATCCTGATACGGGCGGCTTTACGGAGCAGTGGGTAACGGTCTTCGCGAACGTCCCCGCGCGTATTGCTCCGGCCAGCGGTCGGGAATTCTTGGCCGCCGCGGCGATTCAGTCCGAGATTATCGCGCGCATCGTGATCCGTCAGCGCCCCGGCCTGAATGCCAAGCAACGCATTTTGCACAACGGCGATATTTACAACGTTCACGCCTGGCTACCGGATCAGGAAAGCGGGCGCGATTATGTGTCGGCTCCTTGCAGCCTCGGCGTGGACGAAGGTTGATAATGGTTGTAGACAATTGCGTTTGCTTGTGAAATACTCGCCTCAGTTAACGAATTGAGGAGGCGACATGAAAAACGCAGAAGAGCTTCGCAAGAATCTGTCTCTAGTTTTTGAGCAATTGCAAGCCGGTTTGATAGAGGCGAAAGTGGCGGCAGAACTGGCCAACCTTGGCGGCAAAATGATAAACAGCGCCAAGGTACAGCTCGAATACGCTGCACTGCGCAAGGAAAAGCCAACCATCAAATGGCTGGAGAATTCCGATGATTAAGACCTGTCCGACATGCAAGGAGGCTAAACCAACTGAGGCTTTCAGTCTAAGCGCCTGTCGGCGCGACGGCCTTAGCTCGCAGTGTAAAGCGTGCCAAGCCGCGTACCGTAAAGCCAACACGGAACGGCGCGCTGAATACCTTAAAAAGTGGCGTGAAGAAAATAAGGCTCACGCCTTAGCTAATCAGCGGCGGTATCGAGAAGAGAACAAAGACAAAGTATCTACTTGGTCCAAAGAGGCTAGGCTTAAGGATCTAGAGGGCAGTAAAGAGATATCTCGTGCTTCTAGAGCTAAGGCTCGTTCAACCCTCGCGGACGCGTACGTTAGGCCACTGTTAGCTCCCGGCGGCGTCGGAGAGGTTCCACCTTTACTCCTCGAACTAAAACGGCTGGAGCTTAAGATAAAACGCGAAGTAAAACGACGCCAAGAGACCGCATGAAAACATTCGTCTGCATCGCCTCCGGCCCTAGCCTCAACGCGCACGACTGCGAACTCGTGAAGCAGGCCGGGCTCCCCACGATCGCCGTGAACAACTCTTGGCAGCTAGCCCCGTGGTGCGATCACCTTTACGCAGGGGATCTCGCGTGGTGGGATGCGAACGTCCACGGGATCCCCCCTGGACCTATGCTATGGAGCTGTACGCGCCAAGCAGCAGCGCGCTACGGGGTCCAGTACCACGAAAGCTACGGCGACTATAATTCCGGGCTCAGAGCGATAGAACTGGCCTTCAAGCTCGGTGCAGAACGCGTTCTGCTTATCGGGTACGATTGCACGGTGCAGAGCGGTACGCATTGGCACGGGGACCATAGTGTGACAAAGAACCCAACTGAAGAAGATTGCGATAGATGGGATGCGCAACACTGCCGATTGGCGCAGCGCGATCAGGTGGTGAATTGCTCGCGTGACACAGCGCTGACAGCCTACCGTTTAGGCATGTTGGAAAAAGAGTTGCAAAGGGTTGTTGACACTTGTGATGCGAGTGTCTAGAGTTCGTTTCAGCGGAAGCGGTGGGGAAATGACCCCCACACAGGCAACGGAAAGAGCGCACTTAGGTGCCATGCTGAGGTTAGCTCTCTCAGGGCGTAGGTTAGAACCCTACGCCTTCTGCTAAGATCAACCAACGCCGCAAAGAGGACTCGGAGCCTCGGTAAAAATTCCGAGGTCTATTTTCCCTTTGAGCCTGCTTGCGCACACCGTCGCGCTTGCGGGCTTATTTTTGGATAACATTTATGCTAATCAACGGAATGCGCGGTCTTGGTGACGCTATCTACGGGCGTGCATTTGTCAAGCAATTCAAAGGCGATGTGTGGTACGACACCCCCTGGCCGGAACTAGTTAAGGATTTGGCCAATGTGCATTGCGTAAAACCGCAAACCACGTTACGCACCCAAGCAAAAAACATTGCGCGGTACGCCCAGTGGGAAGTCGCGCCGCGCGGTCTGCCGCAGCGTAACCCACGCTACGGGGCTGAGGGGATAATCCAGGGGCTAACGCAAACATTCGGCATTGCGCCCGGCGAGTTCGATCTACCGCCGCTTCCGCCTTCGCCTGAAACCGGTAAGTACGTCGTCGTGCGCCCCGCTACCGTGCGTAGTGAGTGGCGCGCGGATACCCGGAACCCTGATCCGCTTTACATACGGCAAGCGGCAGCAGAAGCTCAGGACCGAGGGTACAAAGTAATCAGCGTTGCGGATTTAGTAGATGGCGTCGAATGGGCGGTAGATCCTTTACCCACGGCGAGAGTGCGTTACCACAAAGGCGAACTGCCGGTTGAACAACTCCTGGCGCTCGTCGCTAATGCCTCGGCGGTGATCGGCGGCATCGGCTGGATCGTCCCCGCATGCTTAGCGGCAAAGGTTCCCGCGTGGATCATCTGCGGCGGCCAAGGCGGCTTTAACGCCCCTGAGCTAATTTGCCCAGCCGATAGTACAATTACATTTTGCGTACCCGACAATTTCTGCCGCTGCAGATTGAAGCAGCATAACTGTGACAAAAGGATCTCTGACTATGACTCAAAGTTTGCCCAGTGGGCTGACCGATTCCTTCCTCTGGTGCCCAGTCAAACAGATGGGCTGGCATAGCTCGCCGCCGATGCTCTACAGCGGTGAGTATTTCGCCCATTACCAGAAGCTAGACCAAACCCCAATGGGCGCCGCGCTAACCAAGGCCAGGCTAGAACTGGTCAAGAAGTACACATCTGCAGCGCTCGGCGTGGACATCGGGATCGGCGGCGGGCGTTACGTTCTGGAGTCGGGCGGTAGTGGCTACGATGTAAGCAGCGAGGCGGTGGAGTGGCTACAGAAGATCTATTCCTACGCTGACCCTTACGCGCATCCTATTCACTCGGCTACCTGCTGGGATAGCCTGGAGCACATCCCAGAACCCGAGAAGCTTTTGGCCCAGGTTACAGATTGGTTTTTCGTTTCGCTCCCGACATTCGAGAATGCTGAAGAGGCACTGGCCTCTAAGCATTTCAAGCCAGCGGAACACCTTTGGTACTTCTCGATTCCGGGTTTGATCCAGTGGTGCGAAAAGCAAGGTTTCGAATTACGTGAAGTGAACCACGCCGAAACGGAACTTGGCCGGGAAGGAATTACGTCGTTTGCATTCAAGCGCGTAGCCGGTTAAAATCCCTCTTCGGAAGAATGCTTGACCCGGCGAGCGCGGAAACAGACCCGGAATGCCATGACCGCCTTCCTGGAAAAGCCCTGATCTAAAACTCGGGGCTTTTTCTTGCCTGTGATAAACTCTTGCCAAATAGAGGGTAGAAGCATGGCGAAGACGATTACCTTAACGCTCAAAGGCGCTGACGAACTGGTGGCGAAGTTTCGCGCCTTATCCGCTAGCGCGCAGCGTTCTATCGCTTTGCCCGCTGCCAAGGCTGCCATGGAGATCGTGCGCGACGATGCGATCAACCGTGCGCAGCGTATCGATGATCCACGAACCCCGGCTAACATTTCTCTCAACATCCGCATGGCAGAAGACAAAGCTTTCTATGACGAGACGGGAGCCGTAAAGGTCTCCGTAGGCGTGCGCAAGAAACGAGGCCCCGGCGGAAAAACGTGGTACTGGTATTATCAGGAACTCGGCACCGTAAACGCTCGCGCGCAACCCTTTATGCGTCCGGCGCTGAGCCAGAATCTTCAAGCGATGTTTACCGAGTTTCTCTCCGTCGCAAAATACGAATTGATTAAGCAAGGTGTGAACTGATGGACGTACCTTTCTTCACCGTGTGCAAAGCTGATTCCGTCGTGCGATCTCTGCTCGGGGGGGCATTGCCCAGGATATATCCGTTCGGCAGCGCTCCGCAGAACGTGGCCAAGCCGTACGTGGTGTACCAGTGGGTCGATGGCGCCCCGTTCAACACGCTGAACTGTCGGCCAGACGCCGACCGCGCCGTGCTTCAGGTGGACGTTTACGGCAGCACGGCGAAGTCCAGCACGGACGCTGCCGAGGCTATCCGCTACGCCGTAGAGCTTGACTGCAATATCACGTCCTACCGAGGCACCGACAAGGAGCCCGAGACGCAGCTCTACCGCACCGGCTTCGACTTAAACTGGTTAGTCAATCGCTAATTTGCGAAACCCCGGCGGCGTGGTATGCTTTCGCCCACCGTACCCAATTTCACGAGGCTACACCCATGACCATCAAGGCTCAAGGCACAGATCTTTTTGCCATTGACCCCGCTACGGGCACCTTGCTCGACGTGGGCTGCATCACCTCCATCGACGGCATCGATACTGCGATCGACCAGATCGAAACGACTTGCCTGAACGACCTGTCGCGTACTTACGAAGCGGGCCTGGCTACCCCTGGCGCCGCTACCTTTGGCCTGATGTTCGACCCGGCCGACCCTGCGCATATCCGCTTGCACCAGTTGAAGACTTCGGGCGCCACCCTGCACTGGGTTATCGGTTTTTCAGACGGCACTGTAAATCCAACCGTTGGCACTGATAGTTCTGGCGACGATGAGTTTGTTTTGCCTGCGACCCGCAGTTGGTTGACCTTCGACGGCTACATGAACAGCTACCCATTCACCTTCGGCTTGAACACCATGGTCACGTCGACCGTCGGTATTCAAGTATCTGGTGAGCCGATCCTTCTACCTAAGTCGTCGAGCTAACCCATGGCCTTGAACCTTAAAGACCTGATGGCTTCTGGCGCTTTTGTGCAGGAGCCAATCGTCGAACGCGAAGTAACGTGGATCAATACGAACGGCGAACCTATCACCATGACGGTATGGGTTCGTAAGGCGTCGTATCACACGATCACGCAGACATGGAAAGCTGCGGAGGGTAATCAGGAACACTTGGCCGCTCGCTTGGCGACGATGATCTGCGATGCCGACGGCGCTCCAGTGTTTACCACAGCGGATGTGCTCGGCACAGCGGATCCGGATCGCGGCCCAATCTGCGACATGCTGTTCCTGACGTTGATTAGCGCGGTGAACGAAGTCAACGGCCTGGCACCCGACGAAAAAAAGAAGAGCCCCCTGAAGACTACTGGTTCGAATTAGTTCTGAACGGCGTAGGCGGTCGAACGATCGCCGAAGCCCAACAGAATCTAACCTTGGTCGAGGCTCGACAATGGGCTAAGTACATTCAGCGCCACGGGGGCTTGAACATCGCTGAACGCGTCGAGCAATCCGCCGCACTGATATGCACAACGGCCGCGCAACTGATGGGTAACAAGAAATCAAAAGTCGCGGACTTTATCCCTAATCGGGAATCTGACGACGAACTGAAATTAGCTACGCCGCAAGATTTCCTGCGCGTGCTGCAAGCTTCGAAGAGGGCGTAGAATTGACCATTGCCAGCCTAGGCCAAGCTACTGTTGACCTCGTTGCAAATACGGCCGGCTTCGAAGCAGGCATGGACCGCGCCGAGCGCGCTTTAAAGCGGACCACGAAGGAAGCCAAGTACCAGGGCGACCAGTTGGACCGCTTGATCGGTCGGATCGACCCCACTGTGGCCGCGTACTCCCGTCTTGATAAGATGGAGCAGCAGCTTGACGCCCACCGCAAAGCTGGGCGCCTGCCGACGGAGGACTATAAAACCTACAAGGCGCAACTGGACGCAACTCGCGCATCGCTGAGCCAGAACGACGGCGCCCTGGTTAAAGCGGGGATGTCTGCGAAGGCAACCGCGGCGGCTCTACGTGGCGTGCCGGCACAATTCACTGATATCGCTACTTCAATTGCCGCCGGTCAGAACCCTCTAACTGTGTTCCTACAGCAGGGCGGCCAGCTCAAAGATATGTTCGGCGGCCTCGGCCCTGCTGCGAAAGCGCTCGGCGGTTACGTCGTGGGTCTTATCAATCCCTTTACAGTCGCTGCCGCTGCTGTTGGGGTGTTGGCTATCGCCTATAAGCAGGGAAGCGATGAGGCGACGGCTTTCACCTCAGCCTTAGTGCTTAGTGGCAACGCTGCCGGTACTAGCTCCGGGCAACTCTCCTCGCTTGCCCAAAGCGTTAGCCAATCCGTAGGCACCGTAGGCGCTGCCGCCGCCGTCCTAACGCAGCTCGCTGCCTCCGGTAACATTCCGGCTTCGTCCTTCGACATGATCGCCATCGCGGCGCTCAAGATGCAGGAAGCAACCGGTGTAGCGGCAGATGAAACCGTCAAGAACTTTGAGAAGTTGGCGAAAGATCCGGTCAAGGCCTCCAAAGAGCTTAACGACTCGCTGAATTATCTAACGACTTCGACTTACGCCCAAATCGAAGCGCTGCAACGCCAAGGCGACACGCAGGGCGCTGCAACCCTGGCTGAACAGACTTACGCAGACGCCCTAACGCGCCGAGCTGAAAAGATCAAAGAGGATCTCGGCTACGTTGAGTCCGCTTGGATATCGGTAAAGAACGTAGCTAAGGGCGCTTGGGATGCGATTCTTGACGTAGGTAGAGAAGCCACGTTTGATGAGAAAATGTCGAACCTGCAAGAAGCTTTGCAGAACGCAGCACGCCTCGGCTCGGGTTCCAGGGGCGGCGGCAACCAAGGCTCTACCCAGATCGAGAAGCAGATCACCGACTTGCTCGTGCAGCAGGAAGAATCCCGCCGCCGTATCGCCGCGCAAGCAGATGCCGCCGCTAAAGACAAACGCGGCATCGCTGCTGTTGAAGCGCTGAATAAAGGCCTAGACGACTCAGCTTCCAAGCAGGAAAAGCTGTCCCAAGCTTACGCGAAGATCGATAAGCAAGTCGCTGCCGCAGCAGCACGCGGTGTGCAGTACAGCGCCGCGCAGATTGCCCAGTTGAAGGCCGCAGAAGCTGAGAAATATAAATCCGCGAATGCCCCCGCCGCTAAAGCCTATCAGGAAGACGCCGGGCAAAAGATGCTCGACAACTTGCGCCAGCAAGCTGCTGCTCTTCAACTGCAATCCGATACCGGCGAGAAGCTGGGCGTACAGGCTCAAGCCCTGGCGAAGTTCCAACAAGAAATTGCCGACATCAAGTCGAAGGACATTCAGACCGCTGACCAGAAGTCATTGCTTGCCAGCGAAGCCCTGATCACCGCCCAGCTGAAACGCAATGTCGCTTTAGAACAAGAAGTCGCTGTGCGTAAGCAAGCGGCGGAGGAAGCCTCCAAGCTCGCCGCGTTTCAAGAGAACCAAACGTCTAAGCTGAACACCGCGCAAGAGGGTCTTAACTCTCAGCTAACCGGCCTCGGCATGGGCGAGAAGGGCCGTGAACGGCTGAAAGAAGATCTGGCGATTCGAAAGGATTACCAGACCGAACTGGATAAGCTGAACAAGCAGCGCAACACTGGGCAGATATCCCCAGAGCTATATCAGAAGGAAACCGATACGCTACAAGAGGCTTTGGCTTCGCGTATCGTGATGCAGCAGGATTACTACAACCAAGTCGACGAAGCCTCTAGCAGCTTTTTCCTTGGCGCTTCGGAAGCATGGGCGAACTACGCGACCGAGGCCGCTGATTACAGCGCACAAGCCGCCGAAGCCACTACGTCTGTGCTCAATGATGCGACTTCTTCGGTCGCGTCCGGTCTTGACGGAATCATCAAGGGCACGGAGACGGTAGGGGAAGCGTTCGCAAACCTCGGCGTCAGCATGGCGTCTGCCATTCTCGGCGCGCTTGAGCAGATCGCAGCTAAGTGGATCGTTACTGAAACACTGCAGCTTTTGGGTATTGGCGCCATAACTGCTGCTACGACTACTGCGGAGGCGACTAAAACCATTGCTACCGTCGCAGCGGAGGGTACAAAGACCGCTGCTATGCTGACTACGACCGCGGTGACTACAGGTGCTGCCGTAGCAGCCACTGCTACTACTACCGCTGTTCAAACTGCTGCTGCGGGCACAACCCTGGCCGCTTGGCTTCCTGCTGCCCTGGTAGCCTCCATCGGCTCCTTCGGCGCGGCTGCGGTTGTAGGCGGCGCGGCTCTATTGGCCGCCTTCACTCTTATCAAGGGCTTTGAGACCGGCGGCTACACGGGTGACGGCGGATCTAGCGAACCGGCGGGGATCGTCCACAAAGGGGAGTACGTCTTTACCAAAGCACAAACTGCTTCTATAGGGCGCAGCAAACTAGAATCTATCGCACGTAATGGGTATGCAGCGGGCGGCTTCGTGACTCTTCCGACCGATACCTCTCTTGGCACTACTCGCACGGCTACCGCGCAGACCAGCGCCAAGCTAGACCAAACGCTTAACGACATAAAATCCCCAACCGGTTCGGGCAACACTACGGTAAACTTGATCGAAGACGCCTCCAAAGCTGGGCAAACTCAACAGCGCACCGGGGACCAGGGGGAGAAGATGATTGATGTTTTCGTAGCGGATCTGCTCGGCGATGGGCGTACTGCTGACGCGATGAATCGTAAGTTTGGCTTGCAGACGGCGGGCCGCTGATGCCGATCCCTGCCTACCCCCAAGGGCTCCCCTGCCCTCTGAGGGATAACTACGCATTCACGCCAGTAAACAATATCCGGCGCACGGCGATGGATAGTGGCCGCTCTCGGCAGCGTATTGAGTTCCGTAACGTACCGACCATGGTTGCGCTGCAGTGGGTCATGACGCAGCCCCAGGCGGCACTGTTTGAAGCTTGGGCTGCACAAGTCGTCGGCGCAGGTTGGTTCACGATTGAGCTTCTGACCCCTTTGGGGTTTGAGGTACAGGAAGTACGGTTCACCGAAACGCCTATCGGCGGTGAACTCGCGGGTAAGTTCTTGTGGCGTTACAAAGTAGCTTGTGAGGTGCGTAACCGACCTCTACTGGCATCCGGATGGGCCGACATCCTGCCGGGGTTCGTACTCGGCGCAGATATATTTGATTACGCGATGAATCGCGAATGGCCCGCAGCGGCGCCAATCAACATCCTACTGGCCGAGGGCGGTCAGGAAATGCTCACGGAGGACGGCCGGTCCATACTGGTTGAGAATGAGCGCTATATGCTTACCGAAGAAGGCCAGGAAATGCTTACTGAGGCGGGCGAAACTTTGACTTTGGAGAATTACTAGTGTCTATTAAAACGTCAGAGCTTCCGGTAGCCCAAGTCGGCTCAGAGGCAGATTTATACGCGGTCGTGCAATCCGCGCAGAGCAGAAAGCAGACGCTTACTCAGCTCCGTGCCTCAATCGGTGCAAACATTGTTGCGCTGTTCGGGCTGACCGGCGCGGCGGACACGTTGTCGTACTTCACAGGCGTCGGGACGATGGCCGTCACAAGCCTGACAGCAGTCGCCCGGACCTTTCTCGCGGCGACCACTCAGGCGGCTGCGCGTACGTCTATCTTGGCCGCTGCCAGTGGTACTAACTCTGACATCACTACCCTGGCCGGGGTAACCTCGATCACGTCTGCGATGGTATCGACTCTGCCTAACCGAGTTGCGCAATATACACTTACCACTCTGCCGAGTGCTGCGACCTACAACGGCTATGAGATCGACGTGACCAACGCCACTGGCGGTTCCAAGCGATGCCGCAGCAGTGGTACAGTTTGGCAAATTCTCAATACAACTACGACGGTGAGCTGACATGGCCCTTGAAGAACGTACACGCAATTACGAAGTGCTGATTCGTCTGAATGCCGATGGCACATCGGGTGCCCACCTTCAGACGATCACAGAAGCCCTGCGCGACGGCGGCATCGCGTACGCCAACGTGAACGAGCCGCAACCGCTTACCCTCGAAGAGCTGAAAGCCTTGATCGCGGAGCTGGCCGAATGACCACCTACAACACGGGGAACCCGTTAGGGTCTACCGAGGTTAAAGACCTCTACGACAATGCGCAGAATCTTGACGTGTTTAGTAACGGCCCCGACTCCGCTTACCCGGATCGCTTTGGGGTATCGCGTAAGTCCATCGCAGGTATCCGAAAGGACTTTGCCAATTTCCTGTTAGCAAGTGGGTATGAGATCATCGGTGATTACGTTACCAATAGTCCTCTGACCATTACTCGTCCTAACCAGGTCTTTAGCCGAAGTGGTGAATATTATCGCCCTGGGCCTACCCTAACCCTGCCGTATACGACGGTAGCAAACTGGACGACTGACGGACCAAAATTTGTATCTGCGGGGGATGCTGTGTTGCGCAGCGCTCTAGCGGGCACTGCCGGCTCTGCAATGGTCGGCCGCCCGTCTGGAACGGTGGGAACGTCACTCGACGTTCTCGAAGTACGGTCGACCCTGGTAGATGGCCCTTCACCGATCTCCGTACCCCCGCTTAACGCGTACTCGGGGGATAGATCAGTTACTCCGGTGAAAGCGGAAGGTTCTGCGCTTTCACAACAGGTATGGGTTAGCCCTGTCCACATTGACTTAGGCAACTGGGATAATCCCACGCCACCGGCACTAGGCCCCATATGGAAATTTGGGGCACCCGGATTAGTCTCCGGCCCATTCTGGTCCCAGGATAGTTACATCCTCCGCAATGCTACTATCGTCTCCGGCCCACCACAAATTGCGACGTGGGAACCTTGGACGGGTAACACTCTTACCGTAGAGAATAATCGAATCCTAAACACCGGGGCTCCTGGAGAATGGGCCTTTACCGGGAAGGGCCAGAACTGGTGGCCAATCTGTCGCGGTAATACGTGGGCAGACTACCAAGACAAACGCGGAAACTTCTGGAAATTCATAGACGATGGCGGCGCTGTAGACTCACTAGGAGCGTCTATGCGCTACACCGGGAACTCCCGCTGCGTGATCTCAGAGAATAGGGTAAAATCGCTAGGCGCTGTCGCCGGCGGCATTGCTTTTTATACGTCTGCTGTAGGCACCTCCTACACCGATAATGCCTGCGAAGGCATGTTGATAGGGGTGCAGTTGGGATACCCATCAAAGCTAACAACTATTCGAAAACTTTATACGGAATTGCCTTTCGGAGCACAGTCTGCCATCGTGCTAGGGGATTTCGTTGCGGCCCCTAATAACCTTATCTCCGGGGTAGTCGTAGACGGCGCCTATGCAAACCTACATAGTTTTTCTAATAACGCATTTATCGCCATCGCAAACGCGCAGGTTGTAGTCGATCGGCTTTCTCTAAACGATATTACTTTAGCTAATATCCCAAGCTCTCCCAATCCGTTAGTTGGCCTTAATGACCTAGAGGGCCAGAGTATCCTAGTGGGAAATATCCTAGCGGAGAACGTCCCTCTTATCCCCCTGACTAACTCCCATGTTAGAATCATAGATACCCTAAATTCCGAAATTAAAGCGCTAAACGGGGATTTTGCTTATATCTCAAACCCCCTTGTCTCCGTCTCTGCCGCGACTTGGACCCCTCTTGCGGGGAACTGGTTCCAGAGATCGACAGCGGCGTCTTCCTTTGAACGTGCCACGTCCGGCGCTACCCGCAAAGCAAAACGTCAGTCCCGCTATGTTGGTATTTCTTACTTTCAAGCAGGAACTAATGCTCTTTGCTACCAGCTCCCGAGAGCAAACCAATTCGAGGGGGGTACAGTAACCTGCCAATTCCTCATGCAGTCTAGCTCACCTCTCGATAGCACAGTAGTTATCCGGATTTATAACCCGGACGGTTCCCGACAAACGCTTAGCTCGTCAGTCGTATCCTCCATAAACGCGATGAAGGAATTCACCATAACCTTCTTCGATAACCTCGGGGCGAATTCTGATGATTCGGTAATAGCAGTAGAGATCAACAGCACTGCTGCGGCTGCGGTTAACGTCCAGGTTACGGGTATGCGGTTTAATAGGGGTAGTTTTGGCCTATGCTCTCGGGCGGATGGTCAAACTCTAGCGGATACCGCAGCTCAGGTTACAGGAAGAACATGGATATTGCCGTAATCCAATGGACTCTAGTCCAATCATAAGGAGCGCATAATGTATGCGGCGCATTATTAAATGAGTCTAATACTCGCTGAAGTGAATGCGGGGGCTAACGAGCGTCTTGATGCGATTATCAGGACGCTTGAACTTACCTCTACCACGTGGCCGGAGTCGGTATTCATCTGCACCGGCTTCGAAGACATCACCGCAGTTACCGAAGACGACAGAACCGTTACGTTCATTGGGGCGAACATCGATATCGCCTTGGCGGCCAAGAACAGCAAGGGCAATCAGACCCTGGCCTTCGCGGTGGATAACACCACGGGAGAAGCGTCACGGCTGATCGACCAAGCGATAGAGGCTAAGGCTCGTGTAACAGCGATCTACCGGACATATCTGTCGGGCAATCTACTTGCACCCGCAGAGAAGCCTTACGTCCTTACACTGCTCTCAGGATCGCTCCAAGGGCAGGAAGCTCAGTTGCAGACGGGGTATTTCAACATGATCGGTGTCGCATGGCCCCGAGCGTTGTACACTGTCAACTTTGCGCCAGCGCTCAGGTACGTCTAGTGGAATGGGTCAACAAATATCTAAGCTGCGCTTACGAAGACGGCGCACGCGGACCGGATCGCTTTGACTGTTGGGGGCTTGTCCGCACTGTCCGCCATATCGAGCTAGGTAAACGTCTACTAGCTGAGTATGGCACTCTTCGACATACTGATCCCCGCGAATTCACTAAGGCTTACGAAGCCGAATCCTCCGTGATGGAGTTGTGCGAACCGGAACCAGGCGCTATCGCTTCCGTACTAATTGGCCGTATCTGTACGCATGTTGCCGTGGTGATCGATTCGCCGGAAGGATTGCGGATCTTGGAGATCAACCCCGCTCGGGGCCCACGTTGCTTACCCCTGCATAAATGGGTACGCGACCACTCAACCGTGACTTTTCATCGAGACCGCCCATGATCGAGGTTTATGCCAGTCGCCTCTCTGACGAAGGTAAAGAGACGTACAAGGTACGCTCGCGCCAAACCTTGGCCGAGTGGCTCTACCGTCACGGCATTTCCCGTCGTACTGACCTAGGCAAGCTGGCGATCAGCCTTTACCTAAATGGGGAGCGCTTACTACCATACCAGTGGCTAAACACAGAGTTCACTGCCGCAGATCGCGTCGAGATATACCGCGAGCCTAAAGGCACAGATCCATTCTCGATCACGTTTGCTTTAGTATTCGGCGCCAAAGCTATACTCGGGATGCTAATCCCTAAAATGCCGGGCGTCGGGACCAGTAATAGCCAGAATGGCAAAGGGCTAGACGCGGGGAGCAGTAAGGGTAACAAGGTAAAGATCAACGATGTGCGGCCGGAGTTGTTCGGGTACAACCCTCAACGATATCCGGACTATCTGATCCCTCCTCGCGCTTACTACGCTTCGCCACGCGAACCACGTACCGAAATGTGTCTGAGCGTAGGCCAAGGGTCGTACTTGATTTCACCCCAAGACGTGAAGACCGGACAAACTCCGCTGCCCACGTTGGGCGATGATGCGGTATTCGAGATATACGGCCCCGGTGCAGATTTGTCAGCCGACGTGGCACACTACTTCTGGTACACGGCTCCCGAGGTTGGCGCCAGTAATACCGGAGCCAATGGCTTGGAGCTTACTGCCGAATCGGAGCTAACATCAGCAGCAACCGCCTCTGTATTTACCTTCAACGGCGACGTGGTAGGCATCCCAACGGGCGCGGGCACCTTCCCTTCAGACTGGGCGGTAGGCACGTTGATCAATGCTGGAGCGCCCTATAGCTACACCATCGCGGACGGTACTGGCTCCGGGGGGCGCGACGTTATAAGCGGGCCTATCGCCCAGCACAACTTTATCGTGGGGGACACTATTCAGATCCTCGGGGACAACGCGGGGCTGTATGTAGTCCATGCGGTTACCTCGACTACGATGGAACTCGACTACGACGGCGGTGCTCCAGGCACTGGCTTGGTCATAGGCTCGGTTGTGATGGTCATGTCCTATCGTGGCATCCGATACCGCGTCCTGAGTTACTCGGCCCAAGCGCTCCAGGTTAAGCGGATTAAGTCCGGCGGCACGGACGACACCGCATGGCCGGGTTGGGTTAGTCTGTCTTCGAATGCCGCACAGGTTACGCTCGATAGCTCAAACCTAACCGGTGGGTATCGGGGACCATTCCCGGCATGCCCTGAAGGCCAGGTAATAACCGCACTAGAGTGGGATATGTTTTATCCTAGCGGGATCGTGGGCCTCGGCGCTAAAGGTGAATACTTCACCATCGACGCGAACCACTCTTTCGAGTACCGCGACATGGCGATTGGAGGCGCATGGACGGTGGGCACGTACTCTATGTCATCCAACTCCTTGGATGCCGTAGGCAAGACCTTCCGCATAAATCTGCCCTACGCGATGCGCCCTGAAGTTCGAGTAAAGAAACTAGTCATTCAGCAGGGGGGGTTGCAGCCTAGCGAAGTCCATGACACGTCCATGTGGCAGCGGCTAAAAGGTCTTATGGCTAGCTCTTCCCCAACGAGTTACGCAGGACTGACGACGATGACCTGCAACATTCGGGGCGGCGATAGGTTATCGTCTGAGAGCGAAAGCCTAATCAACCTGGCGTGTACCCGTATCTTGCCGGTGCTGCGGGGTACGACATGGCAGGCCCCGCAACCAACAAGGGAAATATCCGCAGCCGTGGGCCATATCCTGCGGAGCGTAGGGTATTCAGATACGACGGATATCGACCTTGTTGAACTGAACCGCTTGGAATCAACCCGGTGGACGCCGCGAGGGGATACTTACGACAGGATTATTGCCGATTCCAGTACGGTAAAGTCGCATGTGATAGACGCCTTGCAAGTAGGATTTTCGGAACTGACTATCGACCGGGGGCTACTGGTTCCGGTGCGAGATGAGACGCGCGGGCCTTCTTTTGACCACGTGTATAACCCTCAGATTATGCTTGAACCACTGGCCTATGACTTTGCTATGCCGGATCAGCCGGACGATTTCGACGGCGTGGATGTTGAGTATTACGACCACGTTACCAAGCAGACCGAGACGGTAGAATGCCGTCTTCCGGGCGATGCCGGGGAACGAATCGAGAAGCTGAAACTCGATGGCGTGGGCGTTCGGTATAAGGCTTGGCGGTGGGGCATGCGTAAGCGCCGCGCGCACTTGTATCGCCAAAGGGAGTATTCATTCAAGACTGAACTTGACGCACTGAACAGCGCATACTTTGATTATGTGGCCCTCGGCGTTACTACTCCAGGCTATGGGCAGAGCGCCGAAGTGGTTGGGTATACCGCCGGCCCTCCCGTTACTCTGGAGTCATCTGAGCCACTAGACTGGACCCTACCGGGCGTCTACAAGGTGCTGGTGCGCCGTAAGGATGGCACAGCGTCAGGACCGTATACCGCAACGCGCATCGATGATTATAAGTTCACCATTCCGACCCTGGACTTCGTGCCGGATCTAAGCGGCGTGATTGCTACCCCGCCCATTATCCAGTTCGGCCATGAATCCAAGTGGTGTTTCCCCGCGCTTATTACTGACGTATCACCACAAGGCACACGGACGTGCAGCGTGAAGGCCGTGAATTACGACGTAAGGATGTATGCAGATGACGACGCGTTCCCGCCAGCGTAATTCTGCGTGATACACTATCGCAAACTAATTAGGGGCACTCCATGCGGGATCAGTGCGAGACGTACGCATACCTTTGGGTTTGTGCTTTGCTAGCTGGGATGAATGGTTACGCCGCTGCTGGAGCGGCGATAGGTTGCTGCTTCTACCTGGCCGCGCCGAAAGCTACCTCGTTCCGGGAACGTTTCATGCTAACCATGTTCTCATGGGGTATGGCGTACGGCGGCGGTGTTTACTTTTATGGTGGTGGCCCTCCGTACGACGAGAAAGCTTTGTTCGTATCGGGGGCCATCGGTGCGCTTATCGCGGTCGTGTTTACCGCTCTAGGCTACATGGTTGAGAAAGATGGCCCAGTGCCAGAGTGGATTAAGACGATCATCGGTCTTATTCCCTTTTTCAAAAGCCGGGGTGGAAACGATGGAGCTTAACGTGATTCTGCTTTGGGTAGAGTGCGTCATCCATTTCGCAACCTTCCTGATTCTCTTCGTCTACAATGGTTCCCGCTCCCGGCAACGCTGGGGCGTCTCTATGCTGGCCGTAGGGATCGCCGCAGCGAATATCGGACTCTTCACGCTTATCCTCTTCCATATCCTTAAACCCGGTCCGGCCATGGTTCACGGCTTGATGATCATTGCGTTCGGCTGCGTGTTAGGTCTGCTGATGCGGGCAAAAGGCAATGTGGCGAAGATGATACCGCCGCTCAACAAGAGGATGTTCCTATGACCCAAAATGTTAAAGCCTTCCTCGATATGCTAGCTTGGTCAGAAGGCACAAGTACCAGCCGCTATACTAAAAACGAGGGGTACGACGTGGTGGTTGGCGGGGTCGACAGTCCGCATACCTTCACAGACTACAGTAAGCACCCAGGTGTACTGGTCACCGTCAATAGCAAGGGGCTCAAGTCAACTGCTGCGGGCCGATACCAATTACTCCAGAAGTACGCGGCTGCTTATACGAAGTCCCTACGTCTAGCGGACTTTGGACCCGCAAGCCAAGACGCCATAGCTCTGCAGCAAATCAAAGAGCAGAGCGCACTAGCTGAAGTGCAGGCCGGGCGTATCGTGCAGGCGATCGCTAAGTGCGCCAACATTTGGGCGAGCCTACCGGGCGCAGGATACGGTCAGCGCGAACATAGCATTGATAGCCTGATCGCGGCGTACCTCGCAGCGGGAGGAACCCTCGCATGAACTCCGCTTACGGCTACGCGCTGGCGCTTCTGATAGGTGCTGGCGGCGCGTGGTACGTCCAGGGGTTACGCTGGGATAAAGACGTACAGCGCAGGGATATCGCCACAGCGATATCGATCAGTGCTAACGTGGAAGCTGTGAACCAACAGCTAATCGCGTCACGCGCGCAGACGGAAGCGCTCCGGGAAACTTTCATCGAGTATAAGGCGGGCAAAGAGAATGAGACGAGTGCTCTTGAGCGGGCTGTTGCTGATGGCTCTAAGCGGCTGCGTATCAAAGCCCGTTGTCCAGCAGTGCCCTCCGATGGAACCATTCCCGTCGGAGCTGTCAGCGGAACCGCAGAACTTACAGCCGACGCTTCAGCGGCTTATTGGGATTTGCGGAGAGGACTCGACCGGCAGTACGCCGAGTTGCAGTTCTGCCGCGCCGAACTAAAGAAAAGGTCAGCTAAATGAATATCCACAAGATAGGCGCGACATTCGAGTACCTATTCACGCTTAACGACGTTGACGTAAGCACCTTCGTCGATTTCGTGCCGTCTTGTCAGATCCGGTCGCCAGTAGGGGTCTTGTGGAACAACGTCGAATGCACGCCGCAGGAAGCCACTGCGGCTAATCAAATCGTTGTCAAGCTCTATACGAATGACTTCAGCAACTGGAGACCGGGAGCAATGCAACTGGACGTGTTGTTTACAAGGGCCTCTGACGGCTTCACGCGACCGACAGACACTTTGCATTTCCAGGTAGTCGACCAAGTGACGCGGCCATGAGCGAAACAATAGCTCCAGTCTTGCCCGTGCTCCAAGGCTCCGTAGCCCCGTTGCTGCCGTCCTTGAACGCGTCTATCCAAGCAGCGGTTAGTATATCTGATGCGCCAGGAACCTTTACGTGGACTCAAGACACCCCGCTCGCCACATGGACTATCCCCCATAACCTTGGGCGAAAACCGTCTGTTACCGTAGTAGACTCGACGGATACCGAAGTGCAAACGGGTGTACGCTACGTCGATGCGAACATAATCCAAATACTTAATGCTTCCGCATTCGCGGGCAAAGCATACCTAAATTGAGGGCTGCAAAATGTCTACTAAAGTAACGAACGGCTGGGACATGAACAACACGGCAATTACCAATTTGCCGGATGCCACCGCTCCACAGTCCCCCGCTACTTTGGCGCAGCTTAACGCCGCTATCCAGGGGTGGAGCTGGAAGACCGCAGTTCGTGCCGCATCTACTGCCAATATCACGCTGTCGGGCCTGCAAACCGTGGATGGCGTTGCACTCGTCGCCGGCGACCGATTCTTGGCGAAAGATCAGTCGGCCGGCGCGACTAATGGCGCCTACTTGGTGTCTGCCAGTGCGTGGACTCGCACAACGGATATGGATACCGGCGCTAAGGCGGTAGCCGCGACGTTCTTCGTCAGTGAAGGCACTGCGAACGGCAACACCACGTGGAACATGACGACCGACGCCCCGATTACCCTGGGCACTACAGCTTTGGTGTTTGCTAAGACGGGCGCGGGCACCTCTTACACCGGGTCTTCCACGGTTCAGATTGTTGCGGGCGTTTTGTCGGTAGTACCCGGCGCAGTGGCCCGCCTGTCTGCGGCTACGATCGGGGATGGTACGGCCACTACTATTTCCATGACGCATGGCCTCAACACCCTAGACGTAGTCGTAAGCGTTCGCGAAGTGTCAACCGGCGCGCAGGTGATCGTCGACAACGTAGCTAACGGGGTGAACACAGTTCAGTTTACCTTCGCTACCGCGCCGACCACGGGTCAGTATCGCGCCGTGGTCGCAGCCTAATGAAATCCCTCGGACCTACTTCAGACCCGAAGGATATCGGCACGCAAGACCAGCTAAGCGCTAAGCAGGACGCGCTAGAAAGCGGCGCAACGATAAAAACAATAAACGGCGTGTCGATACTCACGTCGGGGAACCTGGATCTAGCTACCGCTGCCCAAGTGGGCGACATTGCAGCAGCCTTAGACATAATCAACGGGGTCTGACATGACTATCGCGGTTAGCCTGCTACTACTCAACAATACAAAAGCTGCGATCAAGTCTGCCATCGAGGCCAAAGGTGTGACGGTTGGATCTGTGCCGTTTGCATCGTACCCAGCAAAGATTGCGGCAATAGGCGGCTACCAGCGGCCCTACGATTGGCTAGCCATGCCCGTACTCACGACCGCTGACAATAAATTTGTCGGGTTACACGCTGTATTCCCTGATGCAAACTACGTCGCACTATCCGCAGCAGGTGCGTACACGGTTGACTGGGGCGATGGTACGGTCGAGAACATCGCAACTGGTGTGACTGCGCAGCATGAATACAACTATGCGACGTACGACGCCAGCAACACCACTCTCTGCACACGTGGATATAAACAGGCCATTGTCACGGTGACGCCGCAAGCTGGGCAGTCGTTCACGTCGTTGAACTTGCAATTTAGAAACTCGGCGATGACCGCCACGTACAGCACCGGCTGGCTAGATCTCGCAATCAGTGGCGCTGCGTTAACGACACTAGTCATTGGTGCGCTTAGCTCTGTAGTGACACATTCACTGCTTGAGGTGGCGCACATAGTAAAAAACTCTTGTGCAGACCTTAGTTATTTGTTTTCGACTGCGTATAGTCTACAGTCCGTACAAGTTGATAGTAGTAGTGCGACAACACTGGCGTCTATGTTTTCGGCGTGTGGTTCTCTACGAAAAGCCCCCGTACTAGATACCTCTAAGTGCTTAACTTTTACGTCGTTATTCAGTGCGTGCACAGCTCTTATTAACATCCCTACCTATAGCACCGCGCTGGGTACTAACTTTAGCGGTATGTTCCAGAATGCCCGTGTAATTGCATTACTTCCCGCACTCGATCTGACTTCAGCCACTAACCTAACAAATAGCGTGGCTAGCGCGTATAACATATCTGATATAAATTTTGTAAATATCGGAGTATCTCTGAACGTCGCAGGTTTAAAGTTGACTGCGGCAAGGCTCAATGAAATATTCGGTAACCTGAAAACAACTACAGGTCAAACGGTAACTATTACTAACAATCCCGGTGCGACAACTTGTGACCGGACAATTGCAACCGCTAAAGGCTGGACAGTGACGGGGTGACACATGGCATTTTATAAGCGTGACGCCGACGAGATTTTAGAAGCGCCTAATTTTGTTTCGGGACCGCGGTTCGAGTTGCTGGCTGAGAAACACAACGAGTACGCCTACCCTGTCGAGGGCTGGTACTGGTTAGATAGTATTGAGGAGGCAGAAACCGCGCTCTAAGTTAATGAGGGCCTTTTTAGGCCCCTTTCTGCAGTTGGTATTTGGAAGTGTTCAGCGCGATAGGATGTAGTATCCACACCGAGCAAACTCTATTGTGGCGAGCCCGAATAGTAGAACGGAAACCCAAAACGGCACTGAAGAAGCTGAAGTATTAGCCGTTAGCATAATGACCATCCCGGTAAGCCGGCAGTCTTTAACTTCACTCACAGTAATACTCCTCTTCCTCAGTTGCATTTTGCGCAGCGGCTGTCGCCCGGCAGATAACCTGGGCGTCCTGCGTGAAGTACGCGGCCACGGGCTCCGGGCCGTTTGCGGTTAGCATGTAGAGCATGGCTAGGATTTTCACGATCTAAGGTTCTCGTCTGGGTCGAATCCGAATTCTCGACATAGTGCATTGGCTACACCGGAGCCGACACCGAAAGCGTCGCGCACCAAAACCCAACGCGCAGTGCCATATTTACTTCGGTATTTGCTAGGCCCTTTTACGTTTCGGACAACACGTTCGACTAGCTCGCGTTCTGCTATTTCAACACCGGATAACATCATTCGCTTTCGTCCTCCTCGTCTTCCTGTTTCTTGCATTGCCAATCAGGCGTGCGAGATAAATCCCAACCATTCTCACCCCAGTACTGGCAAAGCTCGCAGTCACACTCGCTTGGTAAATTGCATCCGCTACTCATTCCGCTTCACTCCTTTTCGCGGCCCGCACCATGCGAGCGCCGAAGAATTCGACTTTCTCAGCGTTGTATACCGCTTTGTTGTCCGCCTTTACCGCACCGCCCATGCGGCCAGTGCACGTGCGCCAGATCGCTTTAAACGCTTCACCTTCTGCGAAGGTCATCCCTAGCGCTTCGATAATGTCGATGCTCTCGGCGGTGTACGGAGGGTTATTTTCGTCGATGGGGTCAGCGACGTGGCATTTGTAATAGTCGACGCTGCCGCCGGTTTTCTGTTCGCTCATACGAGGTCTCCATAAAGTGCGTCTTCGATCCGCTTTTGCGCGATGGCGAAGTATTTATAATCGCGCTCTATGCCGATGAACTTACGACCGGTGTTCGCCGCAGCTACGCCAGTGGTGCCGGAACCCATGGTGTTATCTAGCACCGTTTCGCCTTCATTCGTGTAGGTACGGATTAGGTATTCCATGAGTGCAACGGGCTTTTGTGTGGGGTGAACGGTCTTTCCTTCTGAAGCGAAGTCAAGGACAGATTTAGGGTAATCTCCCCACTCTTGAAAATATTCAGTTTTGCGTGTTCTTCCTTCCCCTAGGTTTTCGGTTATCTTCGCTCCTTGCCTGGTCATTTTGCCGACGTATTTAAGGTCCTGAGGGTTGTAAGGCATTCTTTCTTTGGCCGCGTTGTGCGCAGACAAATCGCTAAATACGCAGATATCCTCGTGTACCCGGAGCGGTTGAGCCTTCGCCATGGCTTGGTTAGAAGCACGGCTTTTACGCCATATCCACGAATACCTAAACTGTTCAATATTGCTGGCGATTAGAACGCTAGTGAATGGTTGCGCAGCGGTTAGCACGATAGCTGCCCCTCTCTTAGCAATTCGCCCGTACTCCGACCACAACTGGTCGAAAGGGATAACGGCATCCCATTTTGACGAAGTAGTTCCGTAGGGCAGATCGCAAAGCACCATGTCAACCGAACCGTCCGGGATCATCTCCATCATTTCCAGGCAATCGCCGTGTAAAAGCTTCATGCTGCATCCTCCTTATCCAAATATCCCCGGTGTTTAAGGGCCTCTAACAAAATGTCCTGCACCTCGCGCTTACTGTGCAGCCGCTCCAGTACCAGCTCGTCCACGGTATCCGCCGCCATGATCATGTGCATGAACACCGGGCGCTTGAAGCCGGCCTGCAACTGGCGGGTAGGCCCGATGCGTTCGATGAACTGCAGATAGTTTTCCAGCGACCAGCTATACCCGAAGAACGCCATGATGTTCGTGTGGTACTGCAACCCGTCCACGCCGTGGCCCATGGAAGCGGGGTGGCCGAACCAAACGCGCCCTTCGCCTGCTTGAGCGCGTTCCAGTCCACCTTTGGCCGACAGGTCAATGCCGTCCGGGAAACGCTTCTTGAGGCGTGCCAGGTCGCTTTTAAAATGATAGGCCGTCAAAACTGGCATACCGGCAGCTTCCTCGATGATCTCTTCGAGTGCGTCCAGCTTCTCGTCGTGGATCTTTTCCCAATCTTGCCCGCCTTCCAAATAGGCAGCGCCGTTCGCGATCTGCAAAAGCTTCATCGACTTGGCCGCAGCGTTCAGCGCTTCAATCTGCTGGCCGCCCTCCAGCTCCATGAAGAATTGCTTCTCCATCTGCTTGTACATGACCTTCGCAGCAGCCGGCAGCTCGACCATGATGCGGTTTATGATCGGCTCTTCCAGTGCGAACCAGTCGGCGGCATCGATCGTGATGCACACGTCTTTAAGCGCTGCCTGGATCTCGCCTTGCGCTTGGTCGGTAGCCTCTACGCCGAACCCGGTATGTGAAGCGCGAAACCAGCGCTGCTTGAAGGCGTCGAAGGTTCGACCAAGGCGATCCCCCTTGTCCACGAACCACATCTGCCCCCACAGATCCTGTAAGCCGTTAGGACTGGGCGTACCGGTCAACAGGATGATGCGTTTGATCTTGGTGTGCGCGACCCGTGCAAGTGCCTTGGCGCGCTGTGTGCCCTGCCGCAAGCGGAAGCCCTTCAACTTGGTAGCCTCATCCGCTACGACGGTCTTGAAGGGCCAGCGGTCGCCCAGCTCCTCGACCAGCCACGGAAGTTGCTCGAAGTTGGTCGTGTAGATGTCCGCCGGAATGCGTAACGCGGCGCGGCGTTCCTTCAGCGTGCCGGTAACGACGACGACGCGCAGGTGCTTGAGGTGGTTCCACTTGCGTACCTCGTTTGGCCAGGTGGTTCGCGCAACGCGGAGTGGCGCCACTATTAACACGGGGTACACGTCTTCGACGAAGGTCAGGTCTTCGAGTGCCGACAGCGTTGCACCGGTCTTGCCAGTTCCTGGGCTAGACCAGACAGCGCAACGCTTATTGCCGACGATGAAGCCGCCGATCAGTTCCTGATAGCGGCGGGGTATGAAGTCAATTCCCATTAGACAAGATCTCCATGCGCAGCGCTTACTATATTGGAAATGCGAGTAGGGATCAGCTCCGCGTACCCCGGATTCAGCTCGCACAAAACGGCTTTCCGTCCATGTGCCAACGCAACGCCAGCCGTTGTACCACTACCCCCAAAGGGATCCAGAACGACGCCCCCCACTGGACATCCGGCGAGAATGCAAGGCTCAATCAATGCCGGCGGGAAAGTGGCAAAGTGTGCGCCTTTGAAGGGAACCGGAGGCACCGTCCATACACTGCGTTTGCTGCGAGTGGTCGGCGCTGTACCGTCGTGGTAACGCTCCAGCATTTTCGATAGGCCGGAATTGCCGCCGTTCTTAGCAGAGTAGTGATTTGTCTCTTTGACTTTGCGCCCCGGTTTACGAGTGCAGACAACTGGCTCTTTGATACTCTCGTGGTCAAAGAAATATTTAGGCGATTTGGTCAATAGGAAAATGTACTCGTGAGATTTTGTGCAGCGGTCTTTCACGCTCTCCGGCATGACGTTGGGCTTTTGCCAAATGATGTCCTGTCGCAAGATCCACCCGTCTGCCTGGAGGGCAAACGCGACACGCCAGGGGATGCCGATCAACTGCTTATCGGCTAGTCCGGTCTGCGAAGTGCAAGAAGCGCGACCGCCGCCAGTGTCGTATAGGTAAGCTTGCTTTCCTGAATCGCCTGGCTTGTGTTGCCCCTTGGCCGGATTGCGAGCGTAACTGTCCCCGAGGTTAAGCCAAAGTGTCCCGTCGTCGGTTAGTACACGACGGACCTCGCGCAGCACAGTCACGAGTGCGTTAACGAATTCGTCTGGTGTAGCTTCTAATCCCATCTGCCCGGCGACGCCGTAGTCACGCAATCCGAAATATGGCGGACTGGTCACGCAGCAGTTTACCGACTGATCGGCCATATTCTTTAGGGACGTGAGGCAATCCCCTATTTTTATCTCGTAGCCAAGAGTCATACGTACTCCTTAAATTCTTCATCAATTCGAACTGGCCGCCAATAGACGCACAAATCATCGATAAGAACGTCTACGCCCTCTTTGCTATCCAGCCAAACCACTTCTGCACCCGCAGCACGGCGACGCTCGTGGTCGCGCACCTGAGCTTCGGTAGGCTTTTTGCCGGTCGCTTTCAGCTCAACGAACAACACCCGACCGCTGAAAGTGATCAGCCGATCAGGGACCGAACGTCGCTGGGGGCTGCAAAATTTGTCGCACAGCGCGCCAATCTCTTTGCAGCGCTTGACGAGGTAGGCTTCGATATCGCGTTCTAACATTTTGGCGGCTCCGGTAGAGGCATCCAGTGCGTAGGCTCGAAATGCAGACGCGGTTCTTGGGGCAGAGAGCAGTAAACGATCCACCGTTCGCCCTCCCACCATGAGGCGACTTGGACGAATACGCCGGCCGTGTCCGGCTTCAAGCTCCAGTCGATAGGTTGGCCGTCTGCATTGATAGCCCAGCAGAGAACAACTGCGCGGCCGTCTTTCGGTGCTTCTTGCTCTTTAACGCTAACCCAATTTGACATGATGTCTCTCCTCTATTTGTACGCAAGCTTATGCAAGATTCGACTTGTAGTCAACCTTTCCGGTAGCGATACGCTTCGAAGCCGGCGGCGGCGAGCGGTAAGCCTTCTGTCCAGTCGCAACCGGCGGACATCAGTTCGGCCAGGTGTTCGTGCGTGTACTCGTCGGTGTCCGGCGCTTCGCTGATGATCTCATCGTGGACGGTAAGAACAATTTCATAACCGGCTTTCTCGATTGAGGGGAGGGAATAGGCGAGTACGTCACGCGCAACCGCCTGGCAAATATTCTCGACGAGCCGGCCGCCGTATGTGCGCAGCCTTTCCCACTTGCGGGTGAACTGGTTGACGCCCATGAACGTAATCCCGCCGTCGTCTTCGACGCGGGGGTTTGGATAGCACAGGTAGCGGCCCGACGGCAGCATGATACGGAGCCACGCGCCATCACGGCGGATCTTGTGCATACGGCACGTAAGCGTTTGCCCCGGGCTGTTGATAGCCCGTCGCACAACGTCTTCAAGCTCTTTCCACCATGCGGCTATGGCGGGGTTAGTCTCGCGCCACAGGCGCTTGAAACTGTCGCAGACGATGAACGCGCGGTCACTTAGACCGTATTGGCTTTTCCCCTGGCCGAGCTGCCACTCCAAGAAACTGGCGGCATCGTCACGGGTCGCAGCCGGGATAACGTCCCATGCTTTTTCAGCCATGTCTTCGAGGTCGATGCGGTAAGTCAGCGCTCCAGTGATGTAAGCCCCTACACCTCCCGCGTATCCCAGCATGAGTTCCAAAACTTTTCCGATGGATCTTTCGTGCTTCCCTACATCCTCGGGGCGGATGCCGAAAGCCTTCGCGTAGGCGAGCTTATACATGTCGTGGCCGTCGCGCAGATCGAAGTCCAGGAACGCTTCTAACTTCCACGCTTCGCCAGCCAGCCAGGCTAATACCCGGTTCTCGATACCCGCCAAGTCGGCTACTACAAATTTCTTTCCGGGCGAGGCGATGAACACACCGCGGATCGCACTGGAACACTTGTCCATAACATTTGACATCAGAGCAGATCCTCGGCGTCACAGAGCAGTTCTTCGATAGCGTGTTCCACGCCTTCTGGAGAAAGTGTTCCACGCGGTAAATTTTGCGGCTGGATTAGGCGCCCTGCCCACCTACCGGTGCGCAACGCCCCGCAGAACGCCAGCAGACCGCGTAGACGCCCGTCAGAACTCACGCCGTTGATAACCCGGCTGTACTTGCTGTTGGACGACTTGCTCGACTGCTGGCGGACTCTCAGCAGATCCTTGAGCTCTTCCGGCATGTCTTCGTTCTCCAGGGCCTTCTCCAAGGTGCTGCCTTTCAAGTCCTTTAGCGCTATGCCATACGCTTCCAGGATATGCTCGAGCATGCGGTCGCGCTGGTTGGCGCTAGATACCGCGCCATCCGTCATGTCATGCGCCTGACGCGACAGTTCCTTCTGCGCGCGGTCAGAGGCGCGGATCGCGGCGTGCGCCAAGTCAAGATCCATCAGCACACCACGTTCATTAATGCGCTGGTCGAGGTGCCACAATTCCTTTTCCTCCCCCCGGTAATTCCACCGCGGGAGCTTCTTGTAGATCTCGCGCATAGCTTCAATGTCGAGACGCCCGTACTCGCGAAAGGCTTCCCACTCTACAGGATGCGTTTCGCGAGTAGCCCGGCGCAAGATCTGATTCTTTGGGCGAGGCTTGCAGAACAACTGGATCAGCGCCTTGCCGGCCTTGTCCTTCGCCTTGTCCTTCGCAATCCCCAAGATATCACCCAGTTTCTCCAAAGCGCCTGGCAACGAATGCGCCATAGCGCAGACCATCGTATCGAACGTCTCTTCTACCGGAATCGTAAAGCCGATTGCGTGAGTCATAACAGTTCGGTCGAACGCGCTGTTCTGGATGACCTTCTCGTAAGAGGGATCGGCCAGTAGCTCCATTAGATCCGACACGTCTTCATCCCCATCACGAATCTCGACAGGACCATCGCCGACCGCCCACTGCCACATGATGATCTCGGCGCCTTCCGCATAGCGGTGCGTCCCGTTGTTTATGGGCGTTTCGCAGAAGGTTTCCGTGTCGAGGAAAATGCACTTATCGAGGTTCATAAGCAGTTGCGTTCCAGCTTGGCCTGTAGATCTTCTACCGCAGCTTCTAGGATAGCTAGACGCTGTTTAGTTTTAGACTTAGGCGCGAGGGCTCTCACCTGGTTGCGAAGCTGCACGGCCTCACAATCCTGCTGCTCCAACCTCAATAGGAGGATGCTACGCTGGCGTTCTTGCCACTTGATAAATGAATACGTTATTTCTGCATCCGTTAAACCCGTAGGTAGCATGCCGCGCTCTTCGTGCATCTTGCGAACCAGTTTGTCCACATGCGTCCATGTTATTTGTTCTGCCATTTTCTTTCTCCTAATTCAAGAGGGGCCCTAATTCAAGAGGGGCCCTAGGTTAACAGGACGCGTTTCCACGATACCTGCCTTCGATAACCGCACGCCGCAAGGTATGCTGGTTAACCCCTAGCTGCCGTTCGATAAGCTTCCAACAAACCCCCGCTTCACGAAGCTTTACAGCTTTCAGCGTGAGTTCTGGCGTGGCTTTGACTGGCCGGCGATTGTCGCGTGAAACGAGTCCTTCTACATCCAGGTTGTGGTGGAGCCAGCCTATTTTCACACCTAGCTGCTCTGCAACGGCTCGCCAGGAGATCTTACCGCCATCGCGTAACCGTAGCGCTTCCTGCAGCAGCTCTTTACGCGGTAAGAAAGAACCAACAGGCGCCATGTTTAGCGCAAAGTCAGATGCTAAGCGGTGGTGAATTTCCCCGGTAGCCAAATCGCGATAGACCGTCCGGGTTTCCATATTGGTCCGGCCTTCGCCAACCGAAACCCCGATCAGTTCGTATTCCCCGCCGCCTCTGCGGCGTGTGTAGATCACAGTTCACCTCGATTAAAGGCTAACTGCTGCGCCGGGGTCAGCGATCCATAGTCGACCGTATAGCTGATGCGGAAGGACATGCTGCTCCCATCTACGAAGAACATCGTTACGGTGCCGGCCTCAGTATCCTTAATCCTGTACTCCATCTTCGCAACAGCGTGTTGATAGGGGTTGGGCAGAGCTGCTATTTCTTGGGCGATAGTGATCATGAGAGCCCCTACTTGCTGAACGGATAACGCGATTTGTAGAACTTGGCTGCGTAGAGCGCGGCGGCGGGTTTGTAGCCCTTGGCGCGGAGCTTCTTGTAGCACTGGACGCTGAATGTGATGTTCATTTGGCTTGCTCCGCAAGAAGGCCCTGGTAGGAAATCCAAACGGCATCGAGCAAATCGGTGGCGCGTTCTAGAAGGTCTTCAACTTCCTGCTGGGTTGTTCCGCCATCATCAAGCGGCGCGGGATTGTTCATCGCGCTGTTGTAATCATTCCAGAATTCATCGATTTGCTTTTCCATTTCCCTTCTCCCCGCGTTCGTTTTCGTTAAAGGGCCCGGCGAACCGGGCGGATCAGCTTAAGGCAGAAGGGCTACGCATTCGCCGGTTTGGATGAAGTGAGCGCGTTGCAGGAAAGCCAAGGTGTGATCCCACTTACCGTTGAGGTACTCCTGCGCATTTTCTTGCATATCTTTGAAGTAGCGCGCTTCGTCGTTAACCCGGTACTCACCATTCTTTACAGCGGCGATGCAGGCCAGTGCGTTGTCGTGATACCACTGCCGGGCCGCCTGAATCGATTCGTTTGTAAGAGCTACCATTTCCCCTTCTCCCTACTATTTGGTTTCGATAAGCCAACTGTACAACGCATTACTTGTATTGTCTTGCGTATCCCGACGAGCGGTCAACAAAAAGCCTCAATCAAGAGGCTTTTTGCGTATCAGGGTTGAGCGTTACACCAAGTCGTCCGCATCAGCGCCGTCTGCAATCTCTTCGAAGTCGCTGGCGTCTGCCGAGGTGCCGCCGCCGGAGAATGCTTCGCCGTCCTTGACGAACTGGATGCCTTGAAGCTGGGCGTTAACCTTCTTGCCGTACTGGTTGTCCTGCGCCCATACATCGATGATCACGTTGACGTAGCAGCCGGAGTAGGGCTTGCCGTCGGCCTTGGTCAACGGCGTGCGGTCTCGGTCAACAACGGTTGGGCGAACAGTGTTATTGGCGTTGAAGAACAGATTTCCTTCGTAGCCCGTATACGACGCTTTGCTGTCGCCGTTATGGATAAGCAGGTTATCGCCGGCCTTCAGCTCCTTACGGATCTGCGGCCACTTGGCGCCCCACTTAGCTTTACCTACTTCCTCGATGGTCGCTTCCAAAGCTGGAATGCCTTTGTGATCGGGCTCGAAGATGAAGGCTGCTGCAAATTTGCCGTCTTTGTTCGGTTCGAACACGTCAGGGAAAGCCAGGCGGGCGGATGCGAATGTAGTTTTCATGGGGTAAATCTCCAGTCTATTTTGAGGGTTCTATTTCTGTTGGTTAAACGAGATCGTCAAAATTATCTTCGACAACGGTTTCTTGCTCCGCCGCCAAATCGGCGTGTGCCAATTCAGCGTTCATCAATGTTTCTACTTCCGCCGGCAGCTCTTCGAACTGTTCGGCAATCGCCATGCTCAAAGCGGGACGCTTATCGCTGGCCGGTGCTACGGATGGCTTGCCATCGCTACGGCCAATCAATGGCTGAAGCTTGGTCCACTTGCGTGGGTTGGCTTCCTTCAAGACCTTCTCAGCCGTTGTGGGGCTGATCAGCTTGAAGTCGTACATTTGGTCGACCTTCAAGCGCATAGCCTTCAGCGTGGCCTCGGCTTCCTCCTCGCTGGTCCAGCTACGCGCACCCTGCCGACCTTCGACCAGCTTGTAGCGGGCGTCGGTGAACTTACCAGCCAGTAGGCGGCGCTCGACTTCAGCGCGTACCGCTTTGGCAAAGCCTTCTATCATGTCGGCAGCGTCCATCAACGTTGCCAAACGCTCATCGTCTGCCGTGGCCAGTGCATCAGTCGCCTCTTCAAGCGATGGCCGGATGCTTGGCTTCTTGACGGTGAAGTGAGCGAGGAAATAGGCGCCGTCTTCCCGGCTTTCTGTTTCGTTAAAGCTGATCGCTTTTGGCGTTACGCCGAACGATTGCGCCAAAAGCTTTTCCGCCTGAGGCATTTCGACCTTCACGAATCCTTTGTCGAGGTCAACGAATGTTTCGGTGATTAGCTCCATTGTGAAATCAGTTCGCTCAGGGCAGGTAGCGGACGCTTTGCAGAATTTGCACTGTTTGTCGCCCGGTACTGCGGTCAGCTCCTCCGGTGCTTCGAGGATGTAGATCGCGGTTAGCTTGATCGCCTCCAGCAAGCAGCGCGCATCAGCCACCGAAATCGTCCAGGTGTCGAAGTGGCTCAAACGTGGCTGGTCGATGCACAGTACCAGGGTCTCGATTTCCCCCATAACGTCGAACTCGTCGAGCGCGGCGCCACCGTACAAAAGCAACTGCTCGTTGCCTTCTGCGAATACCTGGACGCCACGGCCGTATTTCAAATCTCGAATCCAAAGCGTTTTGCCTTTGACGATCACCATGTCGCAGGTGCCGGTAGCGCCTTCCTCCCCCGTGAACTGCTCAATGCGCAGCTCTTGTTCGGCATAGATGGTTGCGCCGTCTGCGTTAGCTCTGGCGACGTCCAAGACCTTCTGGATTTCGCGAGTCATATCCGGACCTACCGCATAAGCGCCGTGGGTATGGAACTCGGTCTTACCGTCTTCAACTTTGATGCTCTGGCCGGTGAAGTGATCCGCATCGACGTTCTTATCGAGGCACTGTTCTAGCAAGAAGTGGGCGGCGGTACCCTCATCAGCAGCTTCGTTAGAAGTGTCCGGCAGATCCTTTTCGCGCCATGGTTTCGCATTACAGCGCAACCACGCTGCCGCACCACTTGGGGAAAGAAAGGCATGGGCCATGGCTTACGCCTCCAGTTCCTGAAGATCGGCATAGACGGCTTCCAGCTTCGCTTGGTCGTTCACGGTGCTGAAGTCGTCTTCTTTGTCCAGCAGCACTTTGAGGTTCGCGATACCGTGCTTCGCGTTGAGTGCCTTGATCGCGTCACGCTGCGTTGGGGCCAGTTTGAGCACCAGTGCGCGGACGGTTTCGTATTGGACCGATGCCGGGATCACGGCATCGCTTTCTTCGATCACTTCAGTCAGGACTTTTTCAACTTCCTGCTTGATCGTCTTCTCTTCGACTGCTTCAATAACCTTTTCCGCTTTGGCTTCTTTCGCCGTAGGTGTACGCCCGGCCAGGGAAAGGGTCAGCAGCTTTACGGCTTCGGTGTTTGCGAGCAGCGCTTCGGTATGGGCTTGGATCAGGGCTTCGATCGACATGTTACAAGTTCCTTTTCAGTTAAGGTGTGCCGCAGATGGTAGAGAGCGGCACAAGGTATGTCAAGTGGATTAATTGCTATTGCTTGTAGCTATTTACCGAGTGCTTTCGCCACTGCGTTTTCTGCTTCTTCGAAAAGCCAAAGCGGAATATCGCCTTCGAAGTGGTTCAGGAAATCATTCACCGCTTTGAACAGCTCGGGCGCCGCGCAAAGCATCCTGGCATTCGCTTGGCTCTCAGCGCCACGCTGCCATTCGCCGTCCGTTACTTCGTCCAGTGGTAGCACTGAACAGATGGCAGGCTCTAAGCCTTCCTTGTTCACGTACTGCGCGTGGAAGTGGTTTACGTTTCCTAATATCCACGGGCCTGGTGTGCCTTTAAATTCGTTCATGCTGTCCTTCTCCTTTCACGTTATGGATGCAGTACCACCCGTTCGATGGGCTGGAGCTACCTTTGCGGTGGGTGCCGTTGTCCCATGGAAAACCTGAGCAGCGGCAACCTTGTAGTTTGTGTTCTTTGGTCTTGCGATAAACGTCTGCTCGGTACGTGCCGCCGCAGTTGCAATGCACGATCGGCTCTATACCTTTTGCTCGTGCTTCCCGGCACGCTTTGCACTTGCAGCCGTTGCGCATGTTCTCGGGTAGCTGGCTCATGGTTCGTCGGCCATCGCAAGACCGGCAGCGGCACGGAAAGCGGTTCACGTCTTTGAGGACCATTTCTTTATGCGTAACATCAGTTCGCGAGAAAGATATCCGGTAGCTATACCTTTGAGAGTCCCTCGTTTGCAGTTAAGCGCAGCGGCAAGTTCTTCCTGTGTTACGCCACGGGCTTTCATCAGCACTTGCAAACTGGTCCACACCGTCTTAGCGACCTGCGGACTAAGCATTTCTTTAGTTCGACGGTGCTCCGGGCTGCGCTCCTTGTGACCGCCGTGGTGAATAGTACCCGCCGTCATACGTCCTCCTTTATCAGTTCGGTACGCAGGATCTGTATTTCGCGGGGCGCGACGAATCCAAGCTTGGCGTAGCCTTTGGCGAGATCAACAACCGTGACCGTTACGCCTTCAGCAATTTGCAGAGAATCCTTGAAGCGAACGCGTTCAACCTGAAGGCTTGAAAGGATACGCATCTTGCACGAACCGCCCGACACCTCGAGGATATCGACGTATTCAGCTTTGCCATCGATCACTAAGCGGACAGACTGTCCGGCCTTACGGGAGAGCATTAGTCCTGCCATTTGCGCATCACCTTTTCGATTGCTAAATCCACTTCGAGCACGCTGGCTTGCATGTCCGTACGTCTTTCGGGAACGCGCTTCGTTCCGACAATTAAATCTTTGTCGTTTAGCGCGTACCCGGTTTGTGTGATCCAGTGACCTGGGCGCCAAGGCGTGAGGTCCGATACTGGTGGCTGAAGCATGGCGGTTACTCCTTTATGCGAAATAGAAGCCGAGAAGGATCAAGGCAACGATGGTCAGGAACATGAAGTCGGCGTCGTCCATGTCAGGTCTCCGAATAAGGGGCGCGATCGCTTACATAAAGACGAATGTCCGACGCTGTAAGTTCTAAGTCGAGGTCGTTGGTACCTTGTGTTAGATACGGGATACCTGTTCCCTGAACCATGTAGGCCCCTAGATGGAAACCTAAGCGATCGCACGCTTCCAGCGACTCGGCCAGGGTCAGTAAAGCTTCAGCCTGTGCGCGGGTGATCATTTCAAACTCTCCTTGGCTGCGGCCTTTAGGATTACGCTGAGCGTGTTCGGATGGCAGTACAGTTCACCGTTCATTGAGATAACTACCCGACCTTGCTCGATATCGAACCGGCGGTATCGCTGGTACTTCACGCGGTTCGCCCACTTGCGTTCTTGACGGTGCGACTCTTGGAACTCTGGAATCATCGCCGACTCGTGAACACGGATGCCGGACAGGAAAGCGATCATTGCTTCATGCTCGTTCACGGCTTGCGTACTCCTAGCAGTTGTTCGGGGACGACGCGCATTGTGGTAGGCCCTACAGCCACGTCGTAGCTCTTCTGGTCGACCTTCACGACACGCGCCAGGCACTTGTGGTACTCGCTCTGCGTGTCGTTAATGCGGACGGTCTGATTGGGTTTGAAGCGGTTCACTTAATGCTCCAGAGAACGCCGTACACGTCTTCGTCGCACTGCAGGTTCAGGAACTCTTCGCAGCGCTGCTGAGCATCGGCCAGGAAGTTAGCTATAATAGTCGGGCTCTGACGGCGGGTCTGCGCATCACGAGCGGATTCCAGAGAGCTGAAGGCGCCGCGGCCGATCTTGTCTGAAACGCGATCTACACCAGCGCGCTCGATAGCGGCTTCGAATTTGCGGATCTTGTTCGCGTGGCGCTGAGTATCAGTAGTCATTTTGCCCTTCTCCTATTTGTTTACTGTGTGATGCAACTATACAACACGAAACTTGCGGTTGCTTGTAGGTCCGACGAACGGTTAGGGTTTAAGACGATCACATTCTGGGTACCCGCATTGCAGATTGTGGAGATGGCAGCCACCGGGTTGCTTTTTGTTTTCGCAATGCCCTGTACTGAGCTGCTGGCCCTTGAAAGTTATTAGCCAACGTTCGTAAGCGTCTTGAATGGTGTAACCGATACGGCTTATCCCAGCGCCTTCGCACTGGGTAGCAGATATATTCCAGTTCCTAATTCGTGGTTTTGGAATCTTCATTTCTTCCGATCTCCTCGGCTGGTATTGATCAAAGGCTTCTGGCCGTCCTTCAACGGCCAGGGTGATTCCGTATGGCAATCCGGGCAGTGGATAACGCGCAGGCTGCTCATGCGTATCACGTCCGGGTTACCGCACTTGGGGCATTGGAGGGTCACTGTGGCGGCTCCGGGAGGGGCATCCAGTGCGTGGGCCAATAGAGCGGATCTAACCAATAGTCGTCCTGCTCTACGTTGTCCTCGTCTGCATAAGGGTGGAAGTTCCCGTCCATGAAGGTGAATGGTGCAACGATCTTTTCGTTGCTGCGGTTGTCCATGCTGTAGACGGCACAGAGGCCGTGGTCGCCGTCTTCCGGTAATTGGTGGTTTACATCTATCCACTGGCTCACGCTATAAATCCTCCTGGCATGGTTTTCACAACCTTTTGCGCGGCCACCTCATGCACCTGGCCTTTGGCGCAGTCGCTGGTGTTGACTTTTGACATCTTGGGTTTAGCTGGGCGCTTTTTCATTGGTAGCTTCCTCAAGTTTACGGCTGAGCCAGCGAATCCGATCCTTTACCGCTGTCATCCAGGCGATAGGGCTGATGTGCGTACCGGCTAAGATTCCGTGGATATCGAGTGGAGCGTCATAGTTCATGAAAGCACCGTTAGCCAGCGCATCGTCACTTAGGTGACCCATTGCCAGTTCGGCGCGCTCACAGTCGTAGCGCCCTGCGTGCGGATCTACTTCACCGGCGGCGCGCCACTGGGCGGCAGGTGTACTTTTTGGGCCGTTCTTCATCTCAATAAGTCCCGTTCACGTTATCAGGAAGCGAAAACATATCGCCGGTAGCGGGGTCGACCATCAGGCCCGACACCACGCTGATACAAAAGCCGACCCAGTACCAGCCAGTGACGCGCGAGTCGAGTTCTACGGTCGGGCCTTTGTCGTATGCCACCTGGTAGGTCTGCCCGTCGAAGAAACCCGCTGCTGCGTCCAGGTTAACTTTAGCCGGCGTGACGCCTGTAGCGACGCGCTGACCATCTTCGTCGGTAATGCTGAAGTGCTGACCGGATGGCTCGGACGTGACCTGCACGTCGGTCATACGGTCGTTCATGATGGTCGAGCACCCGGAAAGGGTTGCGGAAAGGGTAAGGGCGATTAAAAGGCGTTTCATGGTTGGGGCTCCTGTGTTGGTGAAGCAAATGTACAACCTACTGCTTGCGCTGTCTAGCGATTTCGATAAACGGTAGTTTCTTGCACTATCTTGCTTAATGCCGTACTCTGCGGCGACGTACCTCCATCACGACGCAGGATTACCTATGAGCAACAAACTGAAAGCACTTACCCAACGCGCAGTAGGCAAGGGCGCCAGCGGCCACATGCTGAACCGACTGGCCGAGGCGAAGGAGTACAGCGGCATTCTCGATGCAGTGGTCACCGCCGGTAGCCTGTCCGCACTCGCCAATAGTCTTGGCGTGTCGTTCCAGGCCGTCCAGCAGTGGGTATCCCAAGGGTACGTGCCTACCTCCCGTATCCCGGAAATCGAATCGCTGTACGGCATTCCCCGGGCTTCTCTAATGAATCCGAAGTACGCCGACATCCTGGCCGCCCCGACCTTCTCGTCCGACGTATAAGGAGTGCCACCATGATCAAGAAATACACACGAGAAGAAATGTTGATCCGCGATCAGTTCGCCGCCGTAGCTTTGAGCCACTGGATGGTGCGGTTCAAAGAGCTAAAGGAGAAGGATCCGACGGTATCCTTTACGACGGGGCACAGACGCTCCCTTGCGCGTTTGTCTTTCTACATGGCGGATTCCATGATGGAAGCGCGCGAAGAATTAGTCGAGATTGATCTCTCGTCAGAGCTATAAGCCGTGGGTGCCTCGAAGATGGCAAAGAAATTTGAGAACCTGCAGGCGCCCGACGCCATGCGGGATTTGAAAGGCTGGCTTGTCTGGAGATGGGTTCGCAAACCTGGCCGTCCGAAGGCCGCCAAAATGCCTTATTACGTTACAGGGCTAGTCCGAAAGTATACCCATTGCTCCGATGAAGACCGGGCTTTGCTCGTCACCTTCGAGGAGGCCAAAGCAGCCGCAGAGAAGCATGACTTCGCGGGCGTTGGGTTTGCCACGATGCCGGAGTTCGGGATAACCGCTCTCGACTTCGACGACTGCGTAGTCAACGGACAGATAGACCCACTAGTCCTAGAGCTGACAGACGGTTCGTACGCCGAGTTCAGCCCATCCGGCAACGGCATTCGTGCTTTCTTCTCTGGCGTGATACCCGACGACAAAGACAGCCCGGCGCGCAATCCCGACGATAAATTCGGGTATGAGGTTTTCCACTCAAAGGGCTTCGTAACCTTCACTGGCAACGTCACTGACCTAACAGAGCTAATGGGTGATCAGAACACCCTGGCGCCTGTTAGCGAGATCCACCGTGCCTATAGCCTTAAGCGTTTCCTCCGAGTAAAGGAGCTTCGTGATAAGTACGAAGGCGACGGTAAACCGCCTCTGCCGCTTTCTCCGGAGCAGGTAACTGAGTTGCTGCATAAGCTGCCGGATGACCTCGGGTATGAGGACTGGCGCAACATCGGTATGGCGGTCCACCACCAGACCTTCGGCGAGGGGTTTGACCTGTGGGACGATTGGTCAGCCAATTCGCCTAAGTACGGCGGCATGGAGTTTGGCAAAGCGCGTTGGGACTCTTTCGGTATCAATACCTCTGCCGAATACACGACCATGGGCACCGTTTTAAAGATGATCCGTGACGCCGGCGGCGAGACGGGACTAGAGACGGCTTCGCCTGATGAGTTCGAAGTCCTCCCGGAGCCGAAAGGCGGCAAGTTCAATATCCGCTCCCACAATGACTTCGCTAGCCAGGTTCGATCGGTTCGCTGGATCATCAAAGACTTCCTGCCGGCGGCTACCCTCGGAGTCCTG